TTTATACAGAATTTAATTTACCAAAAGGTATATCAGTAGGACCATTATTTTCAGAAGGTTTTGAAGATACATCTTTAGCTGCTGAAGAAAAACAAGTTTTTCCTACTCAATCAGAATTGAACGCAGTACAATTAGCAAATGGTAGACGAGTAAGAGCATTTTGTTCTTCTATTAGTATGCCTGAAAGAGAAATGGTAACTAGAGAAGTTAGACACGGAAATGCACCTGCTAGAAATATAGTTTATGATATGAAATCAGCACCTATATCAGCAACATTTTATGCTGATAAGTTTATGAGAGAAAGAAGTTATTTTGAATTATGGCAAAAAACTGCTATGTCAACATCTGAAACATTTAACACAAACTATTATGAAAACTATGTTTCTAATATGAATATATTTCAATTAGGACAATTTGCTAGCAGACAAGAAAGGGACGATATTACCTACGGTGTACAATTGATTGATTGTTATCCTTCTAAAATAGGTGCAATAGAATATTCCCACGATGCTAATACCGTACAAACAATTAGTGTAGATTTTTCATTTAGATACTGGATTAATTACTTTATAGATAGACAAGGTAATATAGAATTAGGCACACCTACAGGCAAGGTGCCTACGATTAAAAACGATAGAGGAATTTTTGGTAGTTTAATTAATAAATTACCGCCTGAATTACGAAGAGCAGGAAGGGATGTACTCAACGATTTAAGAAGACGAGTACCTTTAGGTAGAATAACTGGTGGAAGAGTATTCCCACCATTTAGAATACCGCCACTAAATATATAAAATTAAGGAGTTATTATGGCTTTACCAATAGTTGAAACACCGAGATATGAGTTGACTCTGCCATCACAAGAAACAAAGGTACAATATAGACCTTTTCTTGTAAAAGAAGAAAAAATCTTGTATGTGGCACTTGAATCTGGTGACGAAAAAGAAATGCAACAGGCAACAAAAGATATTTTGAAGTCAGTTACATTTAACAAAATAGATGTAGATAATTTACCTACATTTGATATAGAGTATATTTTTTTACAGGTTAGAGCAAAATCTGTAGGAGAAGTTGCAAAGTTTAAAATTATATGTCCAGACGATAAGAAAACCTATGGCGATGTGGAGGTTGACATATCTAAAGTTGAGGTGCAAGTTGATGACGCACACACAAACAATATAGTTTTAGATGAAAAAAGAAAATTAGGTGTAATGATGAACTATCCTAATATGAAAGTGTTATATTCTACACAAGGAGTTAAATCACTTAAATATGAAGATGTCATTAACTTGATTATAGGCTGTATAGATTATATTTACGAAGGAGAAAAAAATTATCCTGTAAAAGAATCTACACAACAAGAATTAAAAGACTTTTTAGAAAATTTACCACAAGAACAATTTGGTAAAATAAGAAAGTTTTTTGAAACTATGCCTAGATTAAGACACCAAACAAAAGTGAAGAACCCTAAAACAGGTGTTGAAAGTACAATCACCTTTAGTGGGTTACAAGATTTTTTCGGATTAGCCTCTCCCACAACAGCCTAGAGGCCATATTTGAAACAAATTTTGCACTTATGCAACATCATAAGTATTCGCTTAGCGAAATAGAGGCAATGATACCGTGGGAGCGTGATGTGTATGTTTCGTTATTGATTAATTATATAAAACAAGAAAATGAAAGAAAAAGACAACGAGAAAAAGAGGGTAAATAATGTTTGAAGAACAGAAAAAAGACGCAGTAGAAAAGATTAAATGGGTTTGGTGGTTTTTAAAAGAAGAACTTCCTCAATTCTTATCTAACTGGAGAACGGTACCTAGAATTATGATGGTACTATACGGTATTGTATTTTATAACACAATGCAATGGTTTATGGCACTTGAAAATCCTAACAACGCACAAGCAGGTTTTGTATCAGTTGTTGTAGGGGCTGGCGCTGCTTGGTTTGGGTTATATGTAAATGGTAAATCATCTAAAGTACAATCAAAAAAATATAAAGATACAAATATAGGTTAATATGGCATCCGTAGCAGAAATAGCACCACTATCAACACAATTTGATATGCCTACTGATACTGGCAAAAAAGATGACGGTATTCAGCAAGAGATAGCAAAATTAAGTGATGTAATTGCTGAAAGAGCACAATTAGGTCTTAAATCTGCTACACAGGCCGTTGTACAAAATGTGCCTGAAATGATAGGGCAATTAACACAAGATATACAAACAGGTTCAATTGAAAGTTTTGGTAAAGCAATTAATAAATTGAACGACCTGATAGATAAATTAGGTATTAATTTAAGAGATTATAATAGTGAACTTGCAGACACGGTAGATAGATTTAGAGGCGATCAACAAAAACTAAACGAAGAATTAGCAAGATTGAGAGAACAAGGTATTAGAGCAGAAATAGATGAAGAAAGAAATGTAATCAGTATTATTACAAAAGAAAGACTAAAAGAATTAGAAAAAGAAAAAGAAATTAATAAACAAAGTATTGAAAATAATAAAAGAGAAATAGAAGAAAGACAAAAATTATTAAACCTTACTGATAAAGAATTAGAAGTAAAAAAGAAAAGTAGAGATGAGTTAGAATTAGATGTTAGAAATAGAGCACTTGCTAATGAAAATTTAGAAAAAGAAAATAAACTAATAGACGAAAGAACTTCAACTACGGTAGATACAGGTAGAGATATGGGCGGGTTCAGTAAACTTGCTGAACTTAAAGAAGCATTTATGGTTATACCTGATACTATTACAGAAAGTTTTGGTCAAGTAAAACAAGTTGCTACTACACTATTTGCAGGTGTTATGAAATTTGTAAGAGCACCTTTACAAACAATAGGTAAGTTATTTAAATCTATTGCTAATGTATTTAAATCAGCAAGAGCATTGATAGCACTAAAAGTAATTGCAGTAATAGCTGCCTTTCAATTCTTTGCAGAAAAGATAGAGGCAGTAGGTGATTTCTTTGTAGGTGTATGGGAAAAAATAGTAGGTTTCTTTCAAGGTATTGTTGATTGGTTTAAAAATTCAAAAATAGGTAAGTTTTTTGGTTTTGGTGGTGAAGATGAACCAGGTGAAGGCAGAAATCAATCACTTGACGAAGGAACTTATGAAGTAGGTGAAACAAATGAACCTGAAAAAATGGGACCTATGCAATCTAAAGACCCTAATAGACCATTTTACGATAGAGTATCTGGTGAAATTATACAACCAGATAATCCTAATTATGATTCTATAAAACAAAAACAATTTTATAATGAGCAAGATTATGCTACAGATGAAGGTAATTTATTAGCTGCTGCTGGTGTGTCAGGTGAACCTAAAAGTATATTAACAAATAGAGATGTTGTAGGTAATACATCAATAACAGGTTCTACAGCACAAGCATTGAAAAATTTATCAGCAGAGTCAACAGAAAGAGCACCACCTAGTATTGCAAATATGCAGAATAATAATGTGATTAATAATAATCAATCTACATCTTCATCGGTAAACGGATTTACGAACCACGAACCTGATACTTCATTTAAGATAGTAAGACAAAGCTCTACTGACGGTGTTGTATTTTAAAATTTAAGACCTAAATCTTTTTCAGTAATTATCTTAAACACAGCATTGTTATCTTCAGCATATTTTGTTGCCGCTGACCACTTTGCTTTGTTCTTAATAAACTCAAAAGACTCACGCATATATGATTTTGTTTTCTTTTTAGGTGGTTTAGGTCTATCTAATTGACGAGAAGGTTTAATCTCAATCAACATCTTTTTATTTTTATCTGTTTTTATTATGAAGTCAGGAAAGTATCTATGATATTTCTTATCAATAGGATTGAAATATCTAATAGGCAATTCTTCACTTGCCCAATGAACTATGCCTGGATTAGTGTCGCAGTAAACCATAAACCTACGCTCTAATAGTGAACGATAGACTATATTGTTTGGATTACCAACATACTTTTTAGGGTTAGTTGGTTTATATATTCCTTTAAAAGACCGTTTTATCATATAAATATATAATATATATAAAGGAAACAAATGGCTTGGACATCTAAAGTAGCAAACATAATCAAAGGTAAAGTTGCCTCTATGGCTGTGAACGCAATAGGTAATAAGATTGCGTCTAACTTTGCTTCATCTGGTCAAACATCAAAAGTTGCTGCTAAACTATTAAATAAATCACCACTAGAAATAGGTAATCAATCACCTACAGCACACTTACAAGAAAACCCATACTCATATGGTACGGTATATTACCCACAAGAAACAAGTAATATGGGCGATGGACACTATGTAATATTTGATATATTAATGCACAAAGAATCAAAATTTAAAACTAATACATTTGATAACGGTAGATTAGTAGATGATTCAGCAAACTTTGTTGGCGAAGACTTTAAAGTATTTGAGAAAAGACAAGGCACATTTAATAGAAAAATTAAGAATATAAAATCACAAGGTATAACACAGGCAAATAGAGTAAGAGGTGTCAATTCAGGTTTATTCAGATACGCAGAATCAAATCACACATATATTTCAGATAGTATTATTTTGTATATGCCACCTGAAGGTATGAAATATACATACAGCGCAGATTATGAGGCATTAGAAACAGATTTAGCAGGTGATATTGCTGCTGGTATATCAGGTGTAATTAATGAGGCAGGTTTTAAAGATAAACTTCAGGCAGCTGCTATGGGTACATCAGCTGTTGCACAAGAATTAATTAAAACAGCAGGTTTTGGTGTTGCAGCTATCATACCAGGTTTTGAAAACGCAAAGGCAGTATATGATAAGTTTAAAGGTCAGGCAAAGAATCCTAATTTAGAATCAGTATTTAAGGCAGTACCTTTTAGAGAGTTTACTTTTCCGTTTACATTTGCACCTAAAAATGAGAAAGAAAAAGATATGGTACATAAGATATTACAATTGTTTAGATTTCATATGTTACCTGAAAGACAAAGTAATGCCAACGGATATTTCAATGTGCCATCAGAATTTCAAATAACATATATGTATAGAGATAATGAAAACTCATACTTACCTAGAATTAGCCGTTGTGTTTTAAAACAATGTGAAATAAATTATGCACCTGAAAATGTAGTATCTACATTAACACCAGACGAAAGAGGTGCACCTCCTACACTAACAACTATGAACTTGACATTTGGTGAAACAGAAATTATGACTAAAGAAACGGTAGCAAAAGGATTCTAAAATGTATTTTGATAGATTTCCTAAAGGTCAATATATTGTACCTGGCACAAAAAACTATAAACTCGTATCAGATTTATTCAGACGAATAAAAATAAAAGATAAAATTATAAATGAGGCAAGTTTATATACAGAATATTTTGTATCTAATGGTGAGAGACCTGAAGATATAGCAATGAAACATTTTGGCAGTCCTTTATTACATTGGGTTATACTAATATCAAACGGTGTAACAGACGCATATTATCAATGGCCACTAACGCTTCGTGCTTTTGAAGATTATATAAAAGAAAAATACGACAATCCTGAAGGCATACACCACTATGAAAAGGTGCAGTCAAGTGGACCACAAACGTCAATTGATAATTCACATTTAATAGAATGTAATAGTACAGATGTTGGTGCTCAAGCAGTTTCTAATAGAGAATATGAGCAAAGAGAACAAGATAAAATTAGCAGAATTAAATTGTTGAATCCATCATTTTTACCTGTGATGATTGAAGAATTTGAAAGATTGATGAATGAATAATTATGTACACACAAATAGATACAGATAGATTAAAAAAACCAGGTGCCTATCTACTAGATGATATATCTCTAGTTTCATATCAATCAGCAAATGGTTCAAACACACCTAAATCAGTAAATATCAAAACATTGGTATTAGAAATGAACTTGTACGAATCACTACAAGGACCTGGTTTATCAGGTAATATTGTAGTCGCAGATGGTCAAGCAATAGTATCACACCTACCACTTACAGGTTACGAAAGAATAGAGTTTAAACTGGCAACCCCTGGCTGTGGTAGAGGTTATGACTTTTCCGCAGATACAGGTCACCCAATGTACATATACAAGATTTCAGATAGAACACCTACTACACCTAGATCACAATTATATGTGTTGCATTTTTGCAGTAAAGAAATGATTGACAATGAAATGAAACGAGTTAATAGAACATTAACAGGTTCAATAGATCAAATGGTTGTTGATGTATTCAGAAATGATTTAGAAAGTACAAAGAATTTAATTGTAGAAGAAACAAGAGGTTTACATAAATTTGTAATGCCTAGATTAAAACCATTTAAGGCAATATCTAAATTAACAACAAATGCAGAACCATTGAAGTATGACTCTAGTGGTATGATATTTTATGAAGACAGCACAGGTTTTAGATTTAGAAGTTTAGAGAATATGTTAGCGATCTCTGGCGTAGCAAGACCTGTTGTTGCAAAGTTTCAACAGAAACCTCGTAATGTAAAAGGTGGTACAGGTGTAACTGATATTATATCAGAAATGCAGACGGTAGATGGTTATAGTATTGTAAATCAATTTGATACATTAAAGAACTTATCTAACGGTGTATATGCTAGTAAAGTTATCACACACGACATATTTAATAAAACATTTAGCGAGATAGATTTTGATTATAACTTATATTTTCCTAAAATATTTCATACTGAACACGATGGATCAGGTGGTAAAGTAGATAACAAAGGTCAGTTGCCATTGTTTAATTACAAAGACGGCAAGATGATTTCAGATAAACCAGAAGGTTCATTAAACTTTGTATCTACAACAGAAAAACTACAAAACGATTATGAAGGACCAGAAGGTGAAAGAACACTACCTAGAAATGACGCACAGAAATTTAGTTTTAAAAGTCAATCAATATCATTAGATTGCAAAGGGTTTACAGGTTTAAGCGTAGGTGACCTAGTTAGTTTTGAAGTACCTAGTTATGAACCACCTGGTATGGACAACCCATTAGATATAGACCCATATATGAGTGGTCGTTATCTAGTATATAAAATACACCATAGAATATCATCAAACGCAGATGTACACACAATGAATTTAGAGTGTGTAAAAGACGCCGTAAGAGTTGCATATCCAGAAGAAAATATAGATACATTTTCAAGTAGAGAAAACAACGATAGTCTTACATATCTACAATACGAACTAGACGAAGCATTAGTAGATGGCGCAAATACTGAAGGACATAATGAGATAATGGCTTAGAGCTGCTAAGAGTCAGAAATTTTTTTGACATAGAGGCTGGCCTACTCATAGAACACGAGAGATAATAACTGAGCAAAAGACAATGAGAAAGAACATATAAATGCAGATAATAAGAACTATAAGCAAAAGATGTAAAGACAGATTTAAGAGATATATGGCCAATACTCTCTATGACTATGATTGTATGATACAGAATAGAAAAAATGAACGATTCTACAAAGGCATAAGTGTATGGACGAAACTCAAAGATAAAGTCAGTCTAGCGACTGCCTGGTTCAATAATAATCAACATAACATAGACTGGACTAGTGCTTCAAGTGGCCATATGCCTTATATACATAATGATAATGAAGATAAAGGCAGTTTGCGTAGGAAAGAAGAAAATAGTAAAAAATGATGTATTACGCAGTCATTAAAAACGGCAACATATCGGTAAAATAAAATGGCATTTCTAGGAATTTCAGAATTTAAATGGTTTGTAGGTGTAGTAGAGGATAGACACGATCCGCAGAAACTCGGCAGGCTAAGAGTACGAGCACTAGGCATACACACAAGCGATAAAAGTAAAATCGCCACAGCAGACTTGCCTTGGGCGTCTGTTATATTGCCATCTACATCAGCAGGCATATCTGGTCTTGGCCAGTCACCTAGTTTTATTGTAGAAGGCAGTTGGGTATGGGGATACTTTAGAGATGGCAATGACTTAATGCAAGAGATGGTCGTAGTAGGTACAATGCCTGGCCAGCCTAGTGAATTAGGTAAAACGGCAAGCGGCTTCTATGATCCTAACAGCAGATTAGATGAGAACGGCGAACCAACTGGCGTATCTGTATATCCTAAACAAAAAGACGAACCAGATACCAATAGACTGGCCGTTAACAATCCTGACAAAGAACACAGCACGCTGACAGCACGTAAGGCGGCCAGAGAAGAAAATATACCTACCGCTGACTTTGATGAGGTAGGCAGTAATATCAAGGCCAGCGATACAGATAACTGGTCGCAACCTGCC